AATAGCACTTCCATCACATAACACATAACCGGAGGGCGCTGATGACCCTCCGTATGCAGAAATAACTCCTGCAGGTACTAGTCCAGTTTCTGTGTGATTGTCCAATTCGTGTACAGTAATAGAGTCTGCGGTTATTTTTACGTTACTAACATTTCTATCAGTAATTTTTGCAGTAGTAACCGCCCCAGCAGCAAACATAGCAGAGGTAACTGATCCGTTTGTAGGTGGTATACCTACATCTATAAAGTTTGAAGCGCTATTAGCTCCTTTTACCATAAGGCGCACATTTGAGGCTGACGAATCAAGACTTACCATTAGTTCTCCGACTTGATAAGTTCCAATGTTAGCAGTAGCTCCTACAATGTTATTCTCATATCTTGCCCCAATACCTACTCTTGTAAAAGTACCTCCAGGTCCTTCTCCGCCTTTTACGTCTGCAGTAGGCACATTTACATACAAAGCGTTAGTGCTTGAATTATAATGCAAAATACCCGATGCCCTAGAGTCGGTAAAGGCTACAGTACTTCCTCCGTCATCTTGAAAATTTGCCGCAACAGGTCTTGCGTCAGAATAAAAATTTTGTGCTAAAGACTGTAAACTACCATTTATTTGCCCACGAAACGCAGACAAAGCAGTAGATGCAGATGTTAGCACAAAAGTATTCGAAGTTCCTATAGCCATTTATATTCTCCTTTTATGTTCCTAAAGCTATTAAGTCCACAACAGTTCCTACTGCTGGTTCTGAGTTTGAACTGAAAATTACATTGATATTTGCTCCAGTTCTAGTTGACCCTAACACGAAGCAAACAGGCACTGCGGATACATTTGCAGTGCTTACAATAGTGGCAGAAAATGTGGGGGTGGCAAAAAAGTCCGTACTTGTATAGTCAACTGCAGTATTTCCGCCAGTGTCACTATCTCCTGCAAAAGTAACTCTAGTTCTAAATTCTTTACTAGGTGAGTCAACCGTGTATTCAAATTTATCAAGAGTATAATTAACTTCTTGAGGTTTTGAATTTGTTACCGTATGTTTAAATTGAAAGAAACGCGCTCTTCTATCCCCTACAGCAAAATTCTGAAATCTATCTCCTAAATTTCCTTGAAAAGTACTAATATTTACATTTCCGTTAGCAAAAAATGGGTCTGTTTCTGAGGTTCTAAGTTCAATTACGCTCGTATCTAAAGCGTTAGAATCTCCTAAGAACGTAGTTGATCCAACTGACGCGTCAGAAAACTGGTTTAGATCTACTAGTTTATAGGATGAGGTTTTAGTTGTCAAGTTAGCAAATGTATTACCTCCTGTAGATACCCCGTTAGCATGAAACACCTCCCCTAACAGAACTGCATCAGCATTAATTACGCTTGCAATTAGTGCATAAGAGTTAGCGTTAGAAGTGTCATCTACATGTTGTCCATCAGTGGTTTGGCTGGCATTCCAAATAGCATACACGTTACCAGAAGCGCCTCCGCTTGTCAAAGTTTCGTTTAAATCACTATAAGCTACTGTAGCAGCACTAGTATTAGAAAACCCTAATACAGTGCCGATTCCTTGAGAGCCTCCTAAAGCGGTATCATGTAAAATACTAGCGTTAGCTACGTCATCTTGCGGCTCTACAATACCAAAAGCAATATTAGTGTGTAAAGAATTAAATGTAGTAGTGGTTGTAGCAGTTCCAACAATGTTAGCCGTGAAACTAACTGTTTTAACTTGTCCTATATCTCTAATAGGAGTTTGGTATGTTGCAGCAGATTCTGCTAACAAGTCCGTAGGTGATCCAGAAATAGCAGAGTATCCAGTAGAAGTTCCATTAGCATTATCTATTATATGAGAATTAAAAGAGCCTGATACTCCTGCATCGAAATGAGAACTTAGACCCCCGGTGTTAGAGTTAGCAAAACTTGGAAAGTTAAATTCTCCTCTATTAGTGTTGGGAATTCCCGCAAACACATTACCGTTCGGAACGTCTTCGCTATATGCCTGTAGCAAGAATAGAGAAGAAAGCTTAGTTGAAGTAAAGGTAACACCTACAACAGTGTCACTCAAATTACCGCTAGTATCACGAGTTTTAGCTAAATAAGTAAAAGTACCAAAGGTATCAATTGGGGCTGATTTCTTTGTAGACCCAGAACTAACTACTATATATTCTGAAGCAGTTACGAAAGTACTAGCAAAATTTGCTTCTGTTATAGACCCAGCTGCTCGTTTAATAACAATGTCTCGTAAATCTACGTCAAATAGGGAACCGTCTTCTTTTTTTACATATGCCCATGAAAATTGTAACTCTTCTCCAACCTGTGCTACGCTAAAGTTGGAAACATTTTGTGGAGGAGCAGTTTTTCCAGCAATTGATTGAGTTTTTTCTAAAGTAACTCCCCGAATAGTTCCGTTTAAGGGAGTAACTCTAACAGTTATGTTGTTAATTCCTGATGTGCTTCCTCTATCAACATTATTTATAGCAAATCTAATCTTACCGTCAGGATCAACTCCTTGTGAAGAAACTTTTACAGTTTGGAAATTAGTTAAGTCTTCTGCAGCCCCTCCAAGCTTATAAGATATTTCATAATCTGTAACTTCTTGGTCTGTAATGTGATCATAATTTATATTAATTCTAACAGCAGCTCCAACAGTTTGTTCAATATATAAACTTTCTGTAATTTCTAAGTTTTCTACTTTTTGAATAGGAACTTGATTAATTAAAATACTTTCTGTAGCGGGAGCGCTTTTTCTGGCTGCATTATTAATATTTCTTGCTCTAAATACATATAGTCCTGGGTCTTGGTTTTTTAATAGCCTATCTGCAGGCAGTCCGATAGAGTCAAAATCCGCAGGAGTTAGGATAGAATAAATTGCATTATTAGCTAGGCTGAAAGACCCAGGGTATAGATTAGTGTCATAGTCAAAGGTAAAAGCAGATCCAATAACATTATTAGTTACTCCAACAGGATCATTACTAATATTAATAGCAGTAGTTCCTCTCGTATTAGCTAAAAGTTTTGACCCTAATTTTACTCTATATATATTATTAGAAGTTAGTGCAACATTATGAGAAGGGCTATCTGCAGAGTAAGTAGTATCTACAATACTATATACATTTCCGCTGAAGAATTGTAAGTTATCTCCCAATTCTACCGTAGGCACAGTATAATAATCTGCTTCTACTCTACTAGTAACTTCATTACTTAATCCTGTAATAGTTACAGAATCGTTGCTTGAAGAAGTAAAATTCCAAGACGAAATGGGTATTTGTAACCCATCTACGAACACTCTTACAGATTCTTTAAAAGGTGCTCCTCTTACTAGTGGTTGAATAAAATTAGTGTCAGAAACAAGGTTACCTGTAATAACATTAGATTGAATTTCTGTGAACGAAGTTCCAGCAATATACATTTCTCTATTATCAAAAAATCTAGTATCCACTAGTTGATTAAGAGTAACAAAAAAAGGCGGAGTAGGCAAAGAGTTAAATACAGTTGAACCTCCTGAATGCTCATTTTCTATTATAAGACTTCCATTAGATACCGTTAAGTCTGAACCAATTACGTTTGCAGTAAAATTAACTAAACGAGTACCGTGATCAACAAAACCAAATCCACCACTAGAAACAGATTTCTGGTTCAAATCAAAAGCAACTTTATCGAAACCTTTTAGTCCACTATCAAAAGTAATACCGTCATTAACCTCTAAAACATGTTTCATGAAATTAGTATCACGTACTTGATGTAAACTAGCTACTTTAAATACAACATTACCGTTTGAAGTATCTGTAACATCTGGATTATCGACTGCATCACAAATAAGTCTAATTTCTCCAGTGTTAGTTTTAAAACCGTTTTTACCTGATAGAATAGATATTTCCCCATTAGCTAAAGGACTTGTGTTAGAAGCTGTCATAGCTTTAGGAGAGACATCGGCCCCACTAGTAAGATATGAAGAAAAAATAGCATCTGGGCGACCAATCTCCACTTCAGTTTGTAAAAATAAAGGATATCCTGTTTGATCGGTTGATATATCAACTAAAATATCATGAGTAACAGATCCATCATCTACTCTTCTGGGTCTGGCCTGTAAATTTAACTCTGGAGTAGGAGGGGGAGTTAAGGAAGAAACAGTATCATCATACCTAACTGGTACATAAGCTATTAAAGAATCAGAATCTACATATACATTAGAAATATACTCAATTCCTGTAACAGTTATTTCTTCATCTTCATTTCTTCCAATAGTAGTTATTTTAAATAATCTGTCATTTTGGTTATCATAAAAATTATCAGGATTAACTTCTCCAAAAGTCCACAAATCTCCTTTTTGTGGAACATTGTTAGCTAAGAAGTCTTCTCCGTCCACAAAACCTTTAGAGTTATAGTTCCATCTGCTTATAGTCGTAACCTCAACTAGATCTACCCCTGAATCAGCATTACTTGTTGAAAGAGTTTGAAAAGCGGTATTAGAAACTAGGTAATAGTCTATTCTATCCGAATCCATTTTAATTACTCTTATCGCCAAAGGTTGTGTATTAGAGGTAAAAGTGCTAGAGGTAATAGAAGGACTAGTAAAATGTTCCAGTAGAATATTAGCATTGCCTGTAGTTGAAGAGTCTGCCGCTACTTTTCCACCAAAACCGTAAGCTAATCCGTGTGATTTAGTAGCAACTGTGACGACATCTCCAACAGTTAGGTTAAGAGCGTCTGCTCCCGCAACAAATTCAACTTGTCTGCGTAAAAATTTAGAAGCAGCAATCATATATTGTCCATACCTAGAAGCTTGGCTTCTTCGGGTTACTCCTGCTAAATCCATTTGTTTAATATTTTCAATCTGGTTTCTGTCTCTTAAAGCTTCTTGGTCGTCAATTCGTACAACTTCGCGCTTAAAGTGATTCGAAGGTTCTATATAAGAAATATCACATCCAGTAATAATATCACTTTCTTTAGTTCCAGAAAATTTTAAGGTATCTTTTTTGATATTAGCATCGTTGAAAATAGCTACAGGAACATCATCAGGCATATCAACGTTTAGTGTTACTTTTCCAGCAGAATAATATAAAAGACCTCTAAATGTTGAAGTAATTTTATTTATTGTGTCCATTACTTGTACATCTTCTTGAATACTTAAATCACTTATAAATCTTCTTTCTTTAATTTGAACCCCTCTAGGAAGCCCAACAAGGGTTTCTTTAACTGTTGAAAATAAATTTCTAGGTTTGTGCCTAAAAGTACCGTCACCAAAACCGTCCACACCTGTAAACTTTCCAGTAGTGGCATCGCAACAATCGCAATATTGAGCGACTTTATAAAACATAAATTTATCTATGTTCTCTTCCTCAATTCCTAGCCCGTAAGTTTGATTAGTTAAAATATCATATATTATCCAAACAGGGTTTTGAGTCCACGAGTATGTAAAAGTACCGTCCCATACCCCTTCATAAATAGTGGGATTCACATTAAATTGTTCTGAAGTTAGTGTCGCGGTAGCGGTAGCTGTCATACCAGTTAATGTGTGGCTAGCCCCAGATCCTGATGTTATATCAATAGCAGTTCCCGAAAGAGAGTTTACCGAACTAGTTGCTAGTTTTACTGTGTTAGCGTCAACCCTAATGATGAACACCCCTCCAGAAGCAGTACTAACACCTGTTCCAGAAATAGCAGTACCTCCACCAGCGCTGTAGGTTGCTTGATCTCCTGTAGCAAAAGGATGTCCTGTAACTGTTATAGTATCAGAGCCATCACTAACTGCGGAAGCTCCATTAAAGGTTACCGCCGCTGGAGCCGCAACTGTTACCGTAGGAGCAGTAGTATACCCACTACCCGCACCTGTTAAAGTAAAACTAGAGATTTTATTAGTTCCTACATTTGCAGTAGCTGACGCGCCACTACCTCCTCCTCCCGAAATAGTAACAGAAGGAGTAGCGTCTGAAGCATATCCAGTGCCTGCGCTACCGCTAATGAGACTAACTTTCCTTTGAGCAACTCCTTCTATCGTTGTTTGTAATTGATATCCTTGTTGAGTATAACCAATTTGTGTAGAGTCGCCGTCTATAGAAATTGCTCCTGTTTCAGGAATCTCTAATTGACGCCAATCAATTTCTCCATTTGATAAAATAGGTTGATTATAGTTACTAGGAACTTTTACTAATAGCCCTTTGATTAATGAACTAAAGGTAGGAACTCTTCCTTCATGCTCATTAAATGATTTAATTGCATAACCAATTAAAGCTGTCCTTGGATATGCCATATCATCATACTCAATTTCATCCCACCCAACAAACTGAATATTATCTGCTACACGGTTAGAGTCACTATCGCTTGAAGTCTTTTCTACAGTAAATTTATAACCTGTTGTACTTTTATTTTCGTCAGGTATTACAATATCTCTTTGAAATTTAAATCTAGTATTTGTTTTACCGCTAACGGTATGTTCATCCTCAACAATAGTTGTTACGCCAGTACTATCAAAAACCGTAATTTTTACAGTTACGCTGGTTCCAGAAACATTACCGTTTGCATCAGATTTTTGTAGTCCTTGAATAACAAAATTAAACCGTAAAGCGTCCCAATCTTTAGCACTAGTGCTTTGCAGTGTAACAGATGCTTTCGGAATTCCCGCTACATTACCATTCTTTAGTCCAACAGCGTTATTTAAGTTTTGAGGAGTAACTGTTTCAGCTCCAAAAACATCCATAGCTCCTTGAGTTAGAGTTCCTGTAGTTGTTAAAGTTTTAAATACTTCGTTATTTTCTGTACCATCTCCTTCAATATTAATTAAATCATCAGCCACTCCTTCATTAATTTCTATATCTTGAGGACCGTTAGGATTAATTCTATAAATAGGACCTTCACCTAATGCAACAGTTAGAAATAAAATATCAGTAGAAAATAAAGTATTAGGGTCTTCGCGAGCAGCAGGGGCTGCGCCACCACCTTTTCCACCACCCCCTTTATTAGATAGTCTGATTCCTTGACAAATATAATTGTGATAGGTATTAACTGTTAGATTGTATACAGTTTCGTCTAGGTAATTTTCACTTTCAATTGATAAAATCTTACTAAGATCATTATCTTCTAAAGTTAGATATTCTCCAACTGCCCAATCTTTAGCTTCTTTATATTCATTGTTTTCATCGTATAAATAATGATTATCTGTAACTCTCAATACACCTTTTTCATGGGTAATAGTTAGGATATAACCCACAGTTTCAGAGGGAACGTGCTCCCACGTTTTTTCTACAAAAGATACCCAACGTTTATCATTCTCATCAAAGCAATATACTTTATCATTAAGTTTTATATCTTCAATAGGAATTTCACCTCTAGTAGTAGATACTAAAGAACCCGCAGGAAAACAGCCTCCGCCCTTACTTCCTGAAATAAAAGGAGTTTGCCCTCCCTGTACGTTAACATATTTTTTATAAACACTCATGCTGCAAATTGCTCCGAAACTTGTATTTGGTCATTTTTTCCATGATTAAATGATTTAATATACCCCGATACTAAATGTCCACCAATCCTTGTCATTCCATATCTCATTCCTACAGGAACTCCTGAATTAATAGTACTAGTTAGACCCGTAAATAAATTGTTTTCTGTTCTAGAACCGTCGTCTGTAAAAGTCCTATTATTGGAGTTACTTTTAGGTGCGGACTGGGTTATCGCCATTATTCCTTGTAAAGCGATTGAGGCGCCAAACATAGCTATTTGTGAAAAACTAACACTCATACCTGCTACCGTAAAAGCAGTTGCTTTCATTCCCATTGTAGGCCCCAGAGCTCCTACTATGGCAGGAGCGAAAGCGAAAGCCACAGCAATAAGAGCGATACCTATAACTACCATTGCAATTCCACCACCTTTTCCTCCGCCACCTACGATAGAGGGAACTAAATAATAAACTTCATCGTTTAGCTTTTTATTAGCTTCTACATCCGCTAAACTCACTCTTTTTTTATTTTTATTTAAGATAAAAAAATCAGTAGTTAATTTGTTTTTGTTTTGTTTAACAAACTCTGCAAATTTTGGAAAAGAATTTACTAAGAAACTCATTAAAGAATGGTAGTCTTTAACTTCTACTTTTACTTCTTTTCTGTCTTTAAAATACTTTGTTGCATTTTGGTGTATAACTAAAGTAATCATGCTGCAAATTGCCCCGATACTTTAATCAAAGCTCCTTTTCCGTGATTAGTAGTTTTTATATACCCACTTACTAGTTGACCCGCAGACCGTACTTGCCCATAAATTATAGGTACATTGTTATTACTTGAGGTCGTGTTTGTTAAACCATTAAACAAATTATTATCTACTCGTTCTTGAACATCGGGTGTTTGTTTTTCTGGAGGTTTGGGTACTTTTGTAAATAATCCCATAACCCCGCTTAATACCATGTTTAGTCCAGTAGAAAAAGCTAGCTTTCCTAGCGTAGTTCCCATAAAGGAGGTTGCGGCTAAACCTGGAAAAGCAAAAGGAGCCGCAATTAACGCAATCCCAATAGCTATTTGTAAAAAAGATCCTTTTTTACCTCCTGCTCCACCAAGAATAGGACTAATGTATATTTCTTCGTGATTAGCTTTAAGTCTATTGTATTGATAAATTTCACTTTTTATAATTTTTTTATTTTTATCTAACAAACAAAGATTTTCAGATATTTTATCTGTTTGAATTTTTTTAATATACTCTCCAAATTTAGGAAAAAGGTTACATACGGCAGAGATTAAAGACTCAAAATCATCACATACAACAGTATGAGTTTTGACTCCTGTTGTATATTTTAACAAAGAATTGTGAAAAGTTAGTGTTATTTTCATGTTAAATGTTTTTCAACAAATTCATCGAATTTAAGTGCGTCCACGTTTTTATCTAACCAGTAGATATAAAATTTATTATTAAAACCGACGATAAACTTAAACTCTTCAAAAACTGCTCCTTTTTTATCTTCTTCGCTAGGAAGAGGGTTTTCTTCCCCTGGATGTGAGTGAAATATACCCCAACAATTATCTTCATATTCAAAAAGACTTTCGGGGTCAACAACAAAACTATCTTTAGGAAAAGGACTTATATTTTTACACGCTACATACTTAAAGTCTTTTGTTATTAGTCCACAACACTCTCTAGGATATTCTGCTTGCGCATGCTTTCCCATGTCACTAATTAGTGTTGAAAATAAAGTCATCTGACACTCCTACCCATTTAAACATTCCTACTGTATAATTTTTATAATATCTGCCATAAGGAGCAATCCAACTTTTATGATCAATCATAGTTTGTAACAT